GAGCCAGATGCACCATAACCTGCCATCTTCAAACCTTTACTAGCAAGACCAGCTACTCCTTCTTTACCTTCTAATGCTTTTCGCACTTCTGGGAGAGCTTTTTCTGCAAGAGATTTAAGCAATGGTAGATGACTAGAAATATTCGATTTAATCGAACTCCACCAACTACCTTTACCAATCATACGAGTCAAATCACCGTGAGAAACGGGAGTTTGCATACTTGCATCTAGGCACATTTGTTTAGATAAAACACCACTGTATACCTGGGCAGAACCATTGTTGATAGCAATTAATCCAGAATTCATCACCATAATAATGATTTGTCCTGTCAAATTAGCACCAGTATTATTTACATAATCAACATTAATCTGTAAGTTATATTGACCGATACTTCCTGGTGCTTGTAGAGCTGGTTCATTGAGAGCAATATGACGTCCAAAATCCAAAATAAGGGGGGCACCAGCAGTGAAAAACGATTGTGTAGCATCAGCAGTCAAATCAGCAGTTCGTGCTGTATTTTGATTGAAATATGCAGCTTTATTAGCACGTCCAGACCATTGATTCCAGCTTCCAGCATAACCTGCTTCTTTACTCATACGATACAGCGTCCTTTGGTCTGCACTAGAAAGGAGACCTGAGGTATTGTTCCAGTTAATACTTACTTTTGTAATTGGTAGAAAGCAATCAGGGTCGTTATAACTTAAATCACTTTGTTGTTTTTTAACAGCAATAAAAAGTTTACTGGGTATTTGATTGAGCTGAATGTTTTGAGAACTAGCAGAATTTACATTTGGTTTATATGATGATACAGTGAGACCAGTTGCTATATTAACATCATTTGAAAAAGTAGCACCTCCTTTACATTCAACAGCTGCGGTCAAATAGCGTGGTAAATCATAGTATGAATGGCAGTTGGTTTGTGGTAAAATAACGTCAGGTGGACAGGTCAACGACTCAATGATGAGTGTTGGTTGAGTGATAGAATCAATAACACAACTGAAATCATTACCATCCGCATTAGTCCCAAATCGGGCAGGGTCATATGCTCTGCGCCAGCAACGCTTAGCCTGTGAATCGAAATTGAAAACTGCACTAATATTGCTGATACCATACATACCGAGCGCATTTCTAATGGTGGTGAAAGGAGAAAGCAATAGAGGTTCTACTAAACGATACGTAATATAAACAGTCATTTTTGTGTTATCATTAGGAGCTGCAACGTTGCCTTCAATAGATTCATAAGCAAAAGCACCTCGGGGAGCGTGATTTTCATCATCAGCAAACCTAACACTAGAAAGAGGGTTGTTAGTAGTAAGAGCACTAATAAATCCCAGAGTTTGAGCTGCAACACCATTCATATCTAATTGAGCTGCTGTTTGAATATCAGCAGCTGCATTTGTTCCTGGTAAAGCTGCAACAACAGGAAAAACAGGAGTATATACAGATGAATAAGATTGACAGTTATCTAAATAGGTAGGTGTCATTGATGCATAATGGACTAGTTCTTCTTTACTCATTCCCTGCAACATAAGTGGGAGAGTATCTACAAAGTTATTCGAAACAGTAGTAGAGTTAATCGTGACGGTAGCAGTAGTCAATAAAGAATGCATAGGAAAAGGTGCGAGAGAATCAGTGCTGCCTATGTTTATTAAAAAATCACCTTTATTTCTAACAGTTCCCGTGCACTTAAATCGCACAGTATTCTGCCACAAAACCTCGGTAGAAATGATTGTATTTACACTGGGTGTATAGACCTGAATGGTAGAGGAGGATGGACTAGCAGATGCACCTACAAAAGGTTGAACTACAATGCTTTGGGCTGATTTATAAACGGCAAAAGGCAATACATCCTTAGGCATGAGTTTATCATCACGAACAAGAATAGGTTCGATATTAGAGGACATTTTTAATAAATAATAATTTAATATATAGTTGAATAGTTGAAAGTTTTATAAAAATTTATAATTTTGTTTTATTAATATTATGAAATATAAAAAAAATAAAAATTAAACAAAATATTATTAAGAAAAATATAAAAATTACAGATTTTTACAAATTTAATAATTATTATAATTATTAACAATTGTTGAATATCTTTTTACGAAACAATATTTTACAATTGGCGCTTTGTCCAGAGAGGAGAACCATAGGATGTAAATTTCCCAGTTTATCCTTCCAACCGAACGATATTTGAACTCTGGATAATTCAGTATTACTTCTTAAATCGCTTAATCTATATTCGGCAGTTGGGCTGTAAGAATTGATACCGCGGAGTTCTAAACCAGTAAATAATGGAACCTCAAAATCACTTATTACATTACTTAAATTAGCATTGTTTAATGGAACTAATGGATTATTAGTATATACTTTGGGAGCACCTACATTTGTAGCTTCAACAGGTATTAAACTACTAGTTAAAACAATACTAGAAACAGGAACCCACGCAGGAACGGATGAATAAGATTGAGTTAATGTATAATAATTATATTGATGACCGTTAGCACCTAAAAATGGTTGGCTTACAATATTACCATTGACTGGGAGAGGCTTAAAGTTTATTAAATAATTTTGACCTAATGTTGATGAAAAGCCCAAATTATATGTAGGAAAACTATTCAACCAGTTATACATGCTAGCATTCATAAATACATTTACTGAATGGCTATTAGCTCTTGTAATATCAGTAGTTATATTTTGATTTGTAAAATAATCACTAGCACCATAAAATGTCAATTTGTTTGTGTCTTCATCTAAAACTAAATATGGTGCTGAACTAGTGCCTAATGGGTATACCCCGTTATGAATTAATGCCATAGCATCATAACAACTTTTAAGTGTCTTATTCATCATATCTACAATAGTTTGAACTGAATTGACATAAAAATAATCATTAAATAAAATGTCATTTGGATTTTGTGCGTAAGTTGGAGCTTGTAAGTAAATATTTTCTGGTTCAAAAATCATAAATTTTTGAATAGGTGCATAATTATTAGGAACACCTAATGCATCATAACTAGTGTAATTAAAAGTAAAACTGAAAACAGTTTGATTGAAATTCTCAGCATTTTGTGGTAGTTGTATTTCTGGTATTGCTACTGGTAAATTTGATTCAATTGAAAACCTAACAACACTCATAAAATACTCATCACCACAAGCTAGGTAAGGTATCGTCCTCGTATCATTGAAATCAACTGGAATAGGTCTAGTATCACCATTAGAACTTAATTTATCATTCGTAATGGCTACATCTAAGTATACATGAGTTGATTTGTTATTAACATTAGTTGCAGGATTGCCGAAAAGAGACATTTTTTAAACTATAATATAATATAGATTGTATTATATATATTGTATATTATTTTTATAAGTATTAATTTATATTTATATATTTATTTTTTTATTTTTTTTGTATATATTTATTCTATTCGGTTAAAACAAAAAATAAAAATATTTGTAAATAATAATAAATATCAACACCAGAACTAATTTATAAAATGTCTAGAAATTTTAATGATGATTATAATAATGGTAAAGTAAAAGAGGCTGAGGTATTTAATATTATTGTGGATTATTTTGATGATAATATTAAGCAATCAAAAGAGCGTTATGCGTCTTGCGATTTTGTAGGAGACAATAATTTATATGAATTAAAGTCTAGAACAAATAAATATAATACATACCCTACTACAATGATAGATACTTATAAAATTAATAGTAATAAGAATATTAAACCATTAATAATTTTATTTAATTTTACAGATGGTTTGTATTATATCAAACATGATATTGAAATATTTAAATCTTTTAAATCATCAATGTTTCAAAGAACAGGTAGGATAGGCACTTATGATTGTAATAAGGAGATGGTATGGATACCGATAGATAAGTTAATTAAGATTAGATGAATTAATGGCGTTTTTGTATGATTAGTTTGATTTTTCACGGTAAATTTTGATTTGTTTTATTACTGTATTACATTTATTAGTGTTTTACGTTAAAAATAAGCTTATTTTTAACGTAAAACACTAATAAATGTTTTAAATGTAAATAACTATATGAAATTTACCGTGAAAAATATAAAATGTAGAAATATAATGACAAAAAAAACAACTTAAAGATATAATAAGTTATAATAAGTATAAATAAGTCATAATAAGTTATTTAAAGATGCCTATCGATTATCAACTAAGTAAAGTATATACTATTCGTAGTCCTAGCACTGTTAAATTTTATTTAGGAACTACTGTTAATCCATTAAGTAAAAGATTTTCTCAACATAAAGCAAATTATAAATTATTTCTACAAAATAAATATAGATATACTAGGTCATATGATATATTAAAACTAGGTGATGCTTATATTGAATTATTTGAATCTTACCCTTGTAATAGTAAGGAGGAATTACACAAGCGCGAGGGTGAATTAATTCGATTACATAAAGATAGTATTGTTAATGTAAATATTGCAGGTAGGACTGTTAAAGAATATGCAATAGAGGAAAAAGATAAAATAAAAGCTTATCGTGAAATTCATAAAGATGAAATAAAAGAACAGCAACAAAACTATCTAATAGTAAATAAAGATAAAATTAAAATACAAAGAAAAAATAATTATGAAATTAATAAAATAGAAATTTTAGAAAAAAAAAAAGATTATTATCAATCTAATAAAGATGAAATAATAGCTAAAACTAAATTAAGATATATATCTAAAAAAAATCATTCAACATCTAATGATGAAAGCAAATAGCATTGCTTTTCATCAATAATGTACTGCGGACTGGCAGTATAAATTGTAGTCCATCTACTACCACTACTCAATTTTTTTATTTTTTTAATCTCTTTTGTATCTAGACCAATATATTTTTCTAGTAAGTAATTTATACCTTTCGCAGAACCACTACCAAAGAACACTGTTATAAAATGTGCTTCATTTAAAATGATTCTAGTCTCTTTACCATTAGTAGCCAGATGATTAGTTATTAGACATGTAGTTTTTGTATGCCTCCCAGTCTGTAATATCTCATTCAATAACTTATATACAGCATCACGCATATGTTTATCAGGGATGACGTCTATATCGTCCATAACAACCAAACAACTCTCAAAATCATCAATGCCTAATGGATTAGATATTAATGAACCATCAATACGTATTCTTTGTATATATTTCAATGAGTCCAGAGTTTCATCTTCTTTCAAAGCAGAAAATATATATACGCTTCTATCTTTATATTTTTTTTTATATTCAATTATATAGTTTTTTGTGTAGTGGGATTTACCAGCCCCAGACGGTGCAGTGCAATAGCCTATCTCTCGCTCCTTCTCAAAATTTGGTAATGGTTGAAACTTTCCAGCATCAACAATCATATAATCTTTTTTTGGATGCTCTACTGCTTCTGCTTCTTCTTTTGATGCCAGATAGATTTTTTTATTTGTGCCTTTACCACCTTTAATAATGGCAACAGGTCGTCCTACGTCTTCGAAATTAAATGATGCCATTTATAATTTACAATATAATGTATTTAATATATAAAGATAAAAAAAATGAAAATTTTAAATCTATATTTTATTTAGTAAATATTTGTTTTGTGTTTTACAAATAAAAATATAATATTAATATAAT